TTGTCCATACCCCATGCCGGAGAGGGCCTTGGCGACAAGGTTCCAGACGTGCTCGCGGAGGCGGGGGTGGCCGAGAACCTTGCCCTTGCGCTGAGTGCCGGCGCCGTCCGCTTTCAGCAGTGCGCGATCGAGGGCTTCGCGGGATCGGCCGCGCAGGGTGCGGGCGCGGTAATCGCCGCGCTGCATCGTGCCGCCGATGTTGTCGATGACCATGCGGGCCAGTTCGGTCTTCTCGCCGTTGACGGCCGACCAGAGTTCGACGCGGACGATGATCATTGCGCGCCTCCATCGCTATGGACAGACGGGGCGGATTCCACCGCGATCTCGCGGTCCATTTCGTTGATCACATCGATCAGGCGAGCTGCGGCCTCGATGGCATATTGGCGCTGCTTTGCGGGATAGTCCGACGAATAGAGCGCGTTGCGAGCACGCGCATGCGCCATCTTCAACTGTCCAGCCGTATCGTAGAGGTCGCCCCATTCTTCCTGCTGGGCTTCAAGGCAGTCCAGAACCGCATGACCCGCCGGGGTCACGCCTTGGCGCAGATCGTCGATCAGCTCCGCTCCGCCGGACTTCAGCTCTGCAGAGGCTGGCGCGACGATCTCGGCCGTGTGCTTGTTCAGTAGGTGCGAGAGGCGCTGCGGGAGTCGCCGGAAGGGGCTGCAACGCTGGAACTGCATCCCCGACGCGTGGGCCAAGGCGATGGCGATCTGCCGGGCGCGCACGCGACTGACGGTGATGCGAAGCCCCTCTTCCCGCTCACCTTGGCAGAGGTTGATTCCGACGCCGCGCTTTATGCGGCTACTGGGCGTATCACGCCAGCTAACGGAATTGACGCCGACTTCATCGGCCTGTCGCCAATCGATGCCAAATTGGCGCTCTTCGGGTTCTTGCCGGACTTTCATGCCGCGCCTCCATCGCTGGCCGGCGCTTCAGGTTCGTAGCGCGTGCCGCAGAAGGGGCAGAAGGTGTGGGCGAAGATGCTGGGCTTGCCCCGGCGGGTTTCGGAACGGCCGTTATCGCGCCGTTTCAAATCGGTGTAGGTGCGGGCTTCGAGTGTGTTGCGCTCTCGGCTGTACACGATTGCGGTGTCGAGCTGGTGCTCAGACAATTTCTTCGAAATGTCGTCGATGCAGTTGCAAGCGTTAGTCATGGGCGCGGTCTCCCTTGGGGTTGAGTTGGCGTTCGATGCGGTCGAATTCGGCGAGGCAGAGCGCGGCCGCCTGGACGATCTTGCGTTGGGCGCGGATCAGGTCTTCGCGCTTGCCGGTGACGAGGTCGCAGGCGTCGAGCAGGCGGACGTGCGCCGCGTGGAGAAGGTGGGCGCGGGGTTTGCCGTCGTCGGCTTCGGCGTCGTGGCCGTAGCGTTCGATCTGGCGCCGGCGCTCTTCCATGACGGCGACGGCGGCTTCGTCGATATTGCTGGACCCGGGCGCGGGGATGTTCTGGCAAAGGCTTGGACCGTGCCGCCACTGCTTTAGGGCCGCTGTGATCCTGTCGCCGATCATCGGGACCGGCGGCGGGGCGAGCACGTCGATGGCGCGTTCGCGGTTGGGCAGGCGGCGGATAAGGCCCCGTTCCTGCAGGCCTTCCAGCAGGCGGTGGATGTTCGATTTGTGGATGCCGAGGGCCTGCGCGCAGTCGTCCAGCCTGGGCGAGACGCCGCGATGGGCGAGCTGGTAGCCGGTGATGAAGCGCAGCAATTCTAGCTGGCGCTGTTTCGGGAGGAATCGCGCAATCATCGCGGTGCTCTCCGCAGCTGGCGTTCGCGATCGGCCTGCTGGGCGCGCCAGGCGCGCAGGTAGGCTGCGTTGGCAAGGCGGTCGGCCTCCGCCTGTTCGGCGAAGGTCAGGGGCCGGCGGCAGCGGATGGCGTCCAGCTCGGCCGTGCGGCGGCGCTGGTCGGCTATGGGGATACGGCGCAGCGTCACCATGGCCAGCACCCCCGGATGATCAGGGCGACGGCGAAGGCGACGATGATCGCCAGTTCGATGCGATCGCCGGAGGGACCGGGCCTTTCCGTCTTCCGCGGTTCTATGGGCGCCGGGCGCTGCGGTGCGTCGGGCGTGCCGAGCGGAAGAATCGACTGGCGCTTCATGCCGCCTTTTCCTTCCGGGTAGCGGCCTCACGCTCGCGGCGGAGATCGTGGTTGAAGCGGGCGATGCGGTGAATTGCCGGCTCGCCATAGAGATGGCGCGAGAGGTGCCAGCGGAGCGCCAAGGCAAGGTGGCATTGGCGGTAGATGTCGTGGCTGCGATTACCGCGGCGCAGCTCGGCGTCGATGCGCTTCAGCGACAGGTCGACGGCGGCGCAGCGATCGGGGTGGGTTTCGCGACCGGGCGCCTCACCCTGGCTGGTGATGATCCACTGCCATTCGGCAACGATCAGTTCCCATGCGCGGATGTCGCGATCGGCATCCTCCTGGCTGAGCCTGTTGCGCTTTACCCAATCGGGATAGGCCTGCTGGCGGCTTGCCAGCGAGGCCTTCGCCTGGGCGAGCAGATCGGGCCATTCGTGGGCGTAAAGCGGATGGTTGCTGGGCCGATAGTCCGCGCTCTGGAAGATGACGAATTCTTCCATGTCGCGCGGGCGCGGCGTGTCGCGAAGATGCGCCCAGGGATCGGGGCCGGTCATCGCGTGCGGTTCCGGCTGTTGCCGTAGTGGCGATTGGGTACGTTGGCGCCGGTGCAGTCAACGCACCAGGCGTTGCCGCCCTGGCGGCTCCATCCGACCGGGAAGCGGCCGTTCTGGGCGTTGTGCTGCGCACCGCAGCCGGTGCATTCGACGCTAGGGATTACGGCAAGCTGCATGGCTAGCTCCTTCAGATGACAGGTTTTTCGGAAGCCGGGCGCTCGAAGACCCAGCAGTAGACGTACCGGTTGTCGGGACCGGCGGCGTTGACGCTCTTGGCCGCGAGGAACTTGCGGCCGCGACTGCCGCGCAAGTGCTTCTTCAGCTCGATATCGGGCGGGGGCTGCAGGCCGATCGAGCGGGCGCGCCGCTCAAACTCGACAAGGCTGATGGCGAAATATTCGTCGGGCTTGCGCGAGACATTGAGGCTCTTGCCGTCCGCCCATTGCTGGGCGTTCTCGTTGGCGATGAGATGGTCGACCATTTCCCAGAAGCGGGTGACGACGGGGTGATCGCCGCCGCTGGCCTGCTGGCGATCGAGCGCGATGCGATCGACGAAAGCGATGGTGTCGTTGATCCAGGACTTGGGCAGCAGCTTTTCCGGGATCAGGTGCGCGAGGGTATCGACGGCGGCGGCGAGCTGGCTGTGGTTGAGGATGATGCGATCGTTGTGCAGATCGGGCACGCGCTTGCGCATCTGGGCGTCGTGGTGCTCGGCGCGTTCGAAGAAGAACTTGAGCCATTGTTCGGCGCGGCGGGCGACGTGGACGATCCAGCCCGACACGTCCTCTACCTTCGCGGCCGATAGCCGGCGGGCGGCGTCGCGGGTCGCGTCGGTGCGCGTGCCCTTGTCGATGCGGAAGGACATGAGGCGTTCCAGCACCGCGGTGCGCGCCGTGATCGGTTCGTTCTGCATGAGGTAGATCGAGCCGAGGAAGGGCGGTTCGAAGGTTTCGGTGCCGCCGGACTTCACGCCGGTGACGCGCGGGCTGCGGCCGTTGAACAGGGTGAGCAGCTCATCCGGATCGAACTTGGCGCGGTGCGATTTGTCGTCATCCTCGCGCCCGCTTTCGATCAGGCCGACCGGCAGGTTCGAAATCTTGATGAAGTTGCGGGCGACGCCGGCGGTGGTGCCCTTGTTCGGGTCGAAGCCTTCGTAGGCGGTGCGGCCGAGCAGCTTCCAGAGGAAGACGATCAGCGTCGTCTTGCCCGAGCCCGCCTCACCGCAGACTTCGAGCAGGCCGAGCGATTGATGCTTCGCGCGGATTTGCACGGCGAAGAGAGACATGGTGAAGAAGGCGAGCGAGAGCAGGCCGCGTTCGCCGTAAGCGGTCCAGAGATCCTGCACCCATTCGAGGTTCAGCTTGTCCGGATCGTAGGCGATCGAGAGGATGCGCTCTTCGGAACGCAGCTTCACCGCCTGCTTGCCGATATCGAAGTAGCGTTCGCTGTTGAGCTTGAGGATGCGACCGTCGTGGACGGCCATGTCGCCCAGCACCCAGGCGTCATGCGGCTCGCTGTAGCCGGTGAAGTGAATGGGCTCGACCGTCTTGAGCTGGCGCGTCTGGTTGCGCATCAGCCGGTCCAGCTGTTCCTGAGTGCCCAGCCACATGCCGGAGAATGCGAAGAGCCGCTTCTTGAATTCGCCGCTGGCGGCGCAGCAGGCGGCGGAAAAGCGGGCCTTGGCGGTGGGGGTGGCGTTGGGGAAGGCGACTTCGAGGAAGTAGTTGGTTTCGTCGGCCGCTTCATCACGCTCGCGGTAGAGGATGCGGAAAGCGCAGTTGGCGACTTCGTCGACGTTGAGCGTGGTGCCCTCGGTCTCATCGGGGTCGGACTTGGCCCGCGCCCAATAGATGCGGTTGTCGAAGCGGAAATCGAAGCTGGCGAGCGACCGCTTGTTGTAGATCAGGCGGGCCTTCTTCTGGGCGGTTTCGGCCAGCGTGATGTCGCCGTTCCAGCGATAGCTATCGAGGCTGTCTTCATCGAGCGGGCCTTCGCGCGCGGCGCCGTCCCAAGTGGCCTGCCGCAACAGGAGATCGTTCCAGTCGAGCTTTGTCCCCTCGCCATCGGGGCGGACCTGGGCGGCGCCGGCGTCCCAGCCTTCGCGGCGGGCCTTGACCACGAACTTCTTGGTGTATTTGACGCCGGCGGCGCCGACGTCGAAGGCGAAGACGAGGTTGGGGCGGTGCTTCGGATT